CTTCTTCTATAATATTGCCATAACGACTGCCGCGGTGCGTGACCTTCATTACTACCCAAGCTCTATCCAAATTCTGTTTCATTTTGTTCTCCTTCACAAATATTTAGTATAACACTTCTATTTTACTGTGTCTATACGCAAAATAACCAAAGAAATGGCCCAGAATTGCTCTGGGCCAGTTGATACCTTTACTAAGGCACATTTTCGAGAAAGGAACAAATTAAAACTTACGACATCTAAAGCGGGAGATTATAGACATCAGGTATCAACAATAGTATTTATTCTAATAAACTCATAATTAACTTATTCGTCGTTAATTAGATTGTCAATTGTATGTTTGGGCATAATCGCACCAAAACTTGCTTTCCAATGATTGCTGTCTTTGAAGTCTTTATAAAGACCATAAGCCAGCAAAGGCGCAACACCAGCATTGCCAGATAGACCTTTGGGCTTCCAACGAACTTTGCTTTGGTCACGCTGGCTGGCAACACCATTTAGGTATTGTTGCAGTGCTCTATTCAATCCATTCTTACGTGCTACAGGGAAGATGGTCATAAGTTTGATCAGTGCCCAGTAGATATCTTGGTTAATTACTGTGCAGCCAACAGAACTGCCGCCCCAGGCAATGGCAATCATATCACGAGCCTGACGGCAAAGTGTAAGATCATTGTTAGCCAATTTTAGACCTTCAGCAAAGGCGCGATAGCCAATACTGATGTGTCCAGTAGGTGTTGGATGCGGGACGCTATAATCGGTATCGCCCTTGACATATAAGCCCAGACGATCCAGATATTCTGCTTCTTTCAATGCCTGTTCTTCTCCGCTGTAGAATCTGTTAACAAAAAGAACTTCCTTGCTCAGTGTTCTACGACCGCGTTCCTGGCTGTAAGCAAAATAGAATGCAGCCTGTTCCTTCTTACCATCAATAACAATACAAGGAACCTTCTCCATGCCCACTGCTTCTGCCAATGCCCAGCGACCACAGCCGTCCCAGACATAGTGCGTATTATCTCGAGCATCATAGCAGACGCCCAGTGCACCAAATGCCCACATATCCAAGCCCTCTTGGTCTACTAGGCGGTCAATAACCCATTTTTCCTTGGTGACACGCTGACTATCCAAAGGCACAAGGTCCTTTAGATTAAGTGTTTCAAGTCTTAGGTTGAGATTTTTATTATAGATCTGGTTGCTACCAGTCTTATCCAGTTTTTTCTGGATTGTTTCACCTGTTTCGTCTCCGCGGAAGAGAGAATGAAATTTGCCCTTGGCAAGTGTTAAAGTAGTCATAAATTTTCCTTCTGGCACCGTGTGCCGTTAATGGCTTTCGCCGTTTTTTGCTAACAACCCCATGTTGTCAACAAAACTTATTATATAGACTTATTCATTAAAAGTCTATATGTTATTTACTCAAATTATTTTGGCTGAATAGAACCAATTCTACGGCCAGTTCTATCGTAGACATCATAAGCTGTTCGTTGTCCACGGTATTTGCAGAATTCTGGTGCAACATGCCCATCTGGTTTTAGTCTTTGACCGGTTAGTGTGCTGTGAGTTTTTGTCTGGCACAAGTCTGAGCTGTCAGCATTATCTGCCATCACGTTGAATACAGGATTACCCGGCCCAAAACCCAAGATGCAGGCCTTGTAGCAACCTGTAGCACAGCCTGACAGACTAGCGAGGCTGGCGAGGAGGAACGAAATCTGTATAAGCCTCTTGTTCATGTTTAATTTTCTCCAGAATTTGTGCTAGGGCCACATAAAACTCTTGCCCATGTCTGTGCAATTGCTCACGTATGAGCACTTCTAGTCTTAGACGATCTGTGATGTTCATTCTGCTGAGTCCATTAGCGTGTATAACAAATTTGTTGAACTTCTGTAGTTAATGTGCCGGGAACAGGGTTCATCCAGGATGCTGACCAATTTTCACCTGTATCACTGATCACACGACCATTACGAAAACTGATGTTTCGAATAATACGGAACAAGCGACTATCGCAGTGAACTTGGATTAATGTGCGGTCTGTGCCAGAATCAAACTTGCCTTGATACTTGAACCAACTGAGAGCAGTAAGCCCATTGTTGTCACTGTAAGTTGCGACACCTTCGCGAAACATTGTGTCATTAGTGCCATCGGCAACAAAACGACTTTGTGCTTGTGCGGAAACGCAACCAACCAAAGCAAGAAGTGTGATGAGTTTTTTCATTTTGTTTTCTTTGAAGGAGTGAAAATGGTTAGCGCATAACAGAACACGCCAAAAATAACCCAGAATTCTAGGCTACTGAAATCTTTGATAACGCCCATAATACCGGCAGCAAAAAGCCAATATACAATGGGAAAAAATGCCGCTATCAAAACCAAAAGAATTAAACCAACTAGGATGTGCATGTCTGCTCCTCTGTTAAACAATATACACAGTATATTATTTACCTGAATAAAAGTCAATTAAAATGGTTATCTATAGTTGTTGTATTTTCGCAACAAATAGTGAAAAAAATACCCGGGGGTTACCCGGGTATCACAATAATTTTAACATTTCGGGTGATTAAACTTGCTAGTAAACTCACCCATGACCGCTCTGCGGTCAATATTACTTATGGAGAGCCCCCATAAAATTGCTTCTATGGGGGATCCATTACTTATAGGATAATATACACCTGCTTCAATGGCCAGATCTACACAGGCAATAATATTTATGCCAAAGAAAACCCCCGGGGTTGCCGGGGGATTAAAATACTACGAACAAGAATTAATGTGGAGCCTATTAAATTTCCACATCAGTATTTATCTCTGGATTGGCTAATTCTGTGGTGAAGTCAGGTATTCTACCGATATAATTGTGTATATCGTCTGGCCTAGCACCTTTGACCACCAAGCTATCAAAGAAACCTTGATAATAGAGTTGTTGGTCCAGTGCATGGTCATCAGGAGCTCTGGCTCTCCATCTACGATGTAATTCATATTGTATTGTAGGCATGCGCTGTCTGCGAGGTTTGTGGCCTAGATCAGTCCAAGCCATGACATCGTGCGTTTGAACATATTGATTAAATTTTTCATCTGTGGTAATACACATACTGCACCAGAGTCCACTTAACTGCCAGTAAAACCAGATCTGGTCCTGAACATCTGGAATATAATGACAGTGGTCATCTGCTATGGCATGTGTGTAGTTATCTGGTTCTGGACCGGACCAAAGAGTATAGCCTGGAAAGCCTGTGATGCGGTTACGCTCCCAGCCCATGTGCTTGACCAGTTCAACTCTGGGATCCATTAATTTATTTGTGACCTTACCATAACGAAGGTCAAGTTTATAGCGTGGACCATAGGTCCAATTGTATCTAGCAACACCCATGTATGTATTTAGACTTTATGATCTAGTTATGATATAGCCAATAAGTGCTATTAGTGCTGTAATAGTAGTTGCCGTGGCAGCAATTAATTGCGTTTGTTTTTGGGTGTTTCTTTGTTCCAATAACAATTTAATTTCACCGAAACCACGGGCCATTTCCGTTTTAACAACAGAAAGATTATTTTCCAGCGCAGTGAGTCGTTCATCAAAAGAATCCAGTCTACGTTCCAATTCTTTGTATCTTTGTTCGCAAAGACTGACATGCAGGTTTAAGTCTTCATTTTCGCTTTTTACCACTGCTGTTTCCTCTATATCCACTTGCGTAAGCAGCACGGCCTTGCGCTGCCGCTTTTTCTTTTGCGCCGGAGCCAAAATAGACTCGGCCACTAGTGCCCCACTGATATCCGGTTTTCCCATCTTTTGTGACCTTTCTAACTGGCATTTCTTTTCTTCCTTATAGTTTCTAATTCCAGCCTATCTTGTTGTATCAAGCAACCAATAGGACTAGAATGTATTCCATATCTAGGATGACTCCAGAGCCATTCATATATATCATCTTGATTTTCTAACCGGGTGGCCAACTTTTTAATTCGTCTTGGGCTCCAACTGGGTAGCAGATATACACGAGCACGATATGGAGTCAAGGGCCTAATTTTACAGCCCTTGACTATATCTATTTCGCCCCTAGCGTATGCTGGATAACTCCAGGGGCAAACACTTCTTATACTATCAAAGTATAGAAGCCAATCATCTGCGTCCAGGCTTCTTACCACCGCCACGCTTCATAGGTTTCTTTGTTGCCATTATCTTCTCCTTGATTACATACCTGCTGGTATTACATTGACCAGTAATGCTGGTGCCACTGGGCTAACATAGGGTGTTGTAGTTGCTGCAATGGTTGGGAAATCAACATCAGCATAGTTTGTAGTTGTGCCCACATAGACAATTTCCCAATAGTCGTTGCCATCGCTGTTGACCAACCAGTCCATGCTGATAACTGACTTTTGATCTTTGAGCAGGTCAACCTGTGTTTTGCTGTTGGCAACATCACTACCATTACAACGAAGCCAGAAGTCAAACTGTGCAGGTTGATTGCTGACTGTTAGCGTTGCCTGTAGACTCATAATAATCTTATACCAACCACTGACATTGATGTTAATTCTGCTGGTGTTGCTGATAGTTACACCGCTGTTGTTCAGTGTTGTATCCAAAGGCATAGCATAGATTGTATTCTGTGCGGCAATAGCAAAGCCTGCGGCGTTGGTATAGGCAAATTCACCGTATGTGCGTGTGTAATTAATACCTGCACTGGTTTGTGCTGTGCCTGCACTATTCTTAAAATAGATAGCATCACTGCTCAGTTCCATGGTGCCACTATCAACATAGATAGGATTATAGCTGGTTGTCGTGCCAATCTTATTAGTCTGGAAGATAAAGCGACCACCCTGTGCTGTTGCTGTAAAGTTTTCAGCCGCGTAGCCATTGATGCTACATGTAGGCGCAGCAGTGCCGCCAGTTGTTAAACTACCATTGAACTTAAACTGACCCAGTTTGTCACCGCTCTGGCTGGCATTGCCACTGGCTCTTGTGGTTGTAAAGTTAATGGTGGCAACTTCACTGCTAACAGGAGTGCCAGTGGCATTTTCTTTGTTAATTTTAAGTTCTGTTTCCTGACCTGCACCGCCACCACTGATGCCCACCTGTTGTGTATTAGAAGCATTTCTAATATTGGTAGCAGTGCTGATAATGTTAGCCGCTGAAGTGGTCAGCGTCATCATGTCTGTGCCAGCGCTGGTTTCCAGTGTAATGTTATCTGCTTTAACTGCGGCATTGGCAGTTGTCAATGTCAGCATGTCTGTGCCAGCACTGGTTTCTAATACAATACTATCTGCCTTCAAGGCACCACTGGCGGTGGTTAATACCAACATGTCTGTGCCAGCGCTGGTTTCCAGTGTGACAGTATCTGCACTTAGGTTAGCGGCTGCTGTGCCCAGAGTTAAAAAGTTGGTTGTGCCTGATTTACCCTGACGGAATGTAAATGCATCACTGCGATAAGTTGCTGCCTGTGGGTTATGAGTTATTGTAGTAATTAGGTTGGCTGCCGTGGTAATTGTGGTAGCACTAGGAGCCAAGGCCACATTGAATGCAGTGCCCAGATTGGTGTTGCTTACCCAGGCTTCTGCTGAGGTAAATGTCATGGCAGCAGGAGCAAATGGTAATGTATCATTGATCCAACCAGTAGTTGATGTATAACCTGTTCCTGCAACTACACCGATAAGGTCGCCACTGCTTAGTGTAGTAGGTGATGCTGCCGTGCCTCTTGCTCGTTCAAATACTACACGCGGTGCAAATCCTGCGGTGTTACTGTAATTACGCAATACCGCACCGGCAGTTTTAGCAGTATCACTGCTGTTATCTATACTGACACCACGAACTGGTAGCGTGCCTGCACCGCCGGCATCTGCATCCAAGACCCAGATATCACCGTTACTGTCAGTGGTAGAATTACGAATTGCACCAAACACATAATTGCGTGTATTGGTTAGATTGCCACCATTGTTCAGTGTTAGGGCCACATCACCCGTGCCATTGGGTGCCAATGTGATGTTGCCATTTGTATTAGTGGATGTAATTGTGTTGTCATCTGTTAGACCCACTGTTAGGTTACCAGAGGTTATACCATAAAACGTAGGTGTGGCATCTGTATCCAGATCCTGATTGGGAATATCAATCCAGGTAGTTCCACCATTTACACTGGTTTGCCAACGATCCGTTGTCTCGTCCCAGCGAATATAAGCATCATCTGCGGCATTGCGTTTAACTTGTATTTCTACGGTGGCATTGGGACTACTATCATCGTTATTGAATACCAATCTATTGCCATTGGTCTGTAGTTCTGTGCCAGCAATAATATAACCACCTGCCCAGATATTTTGTTGACTGGCGCCAGTGCCGCCTGCAGGCTCCCACCAATCATATGTTTCATTAAATTGCCACAGAACATTGGCTTCACTGCCACGCTCAATTTCAATGCCTGCTGAACCTGCTGTTACACCGGCGCCCCCTTCGTTCTTGTTTAGAACAATTGTATTATCTTCAATAACAAGATTGGTTGTATCTATTGTAGTTGCTGTTCCGTTGACGGTTAGATCACCACTTACAGTTAGGTTACCAGTTATAGTGGCATTGGCACCACTAAAATCAAATACTTTATTACTACTACTGTATAGTGTGTTGCCACCGGCTGTTAAATCACCATTGGCGCGAACACCATCACCGGTTACATCTCCAGTAGTTGTTATGTCGCCACTGCTGGCTGTAGCGGTGATCGTATCACCCACTTTTAGTCCATGTCGGACTTTAAAATTTTCATTATTGTTTGCCATGGTTCATTCTCCCCATTATACGGCTATCGCAGTCCAACTACCCTTATAAGTGGTGCTTGTAGCACTGGCGCTTACCACTTGTAATTTGAAGTCACTGCCTGCAATGGTGGCATTTACTGTGAATAGATCACTGCTGCCTGTTTTTATATCACTATAGGTATTGATCCATGTGTTAGTGCCATCATGAATAGCCATGCCTTTGACCACTTGATATTCTGTGCCCTTGGTAGCCTGCAGCATAAATTCTACACTGCGGAATGCATTAGTGCCCCAGCTAGCACCCACTAGGTCCGTAGTTGCTGTGCTAGTAGTAATAGTCTGCTGTATCATACCAAATTTGTGCAGATTGTTACCCATGGTGATTGCACCACCAGTATCTACAAGAAGACCCGTTGTGGTCACTGTGCCATTAACATCTAAATTTGGATTAATCGTAACAATACTACCCACTGCGGTGTCAATTGTGATGCCAGCGGCACTACTAAGAACCAAATTACCGGTAGTAGTCGTAATGGTATTATCAGTGGTAATACCAATTGTTATATTACCAACAGTGATACCCTCATTGAAATCTATAGTTCCATTCATTGTAATGGTGTCTGCAGAACTACTGCCTAGAACAACATTATTATTGAATGTGGCTGTTGCGCCATTATGCGTGAAATCTCCAGATACTACCAAGGCGTCATCAATGGTAGTTGTTCCACCTGCTGAGTCAATAGTTAAGTTACCACTGCCTGTGTCAATTTCGTTATCGTTAGTAACAGCAATACGAATATTACCCATGTATGAACCAGCAAATGTAGGTGTATCTGCTTGATCCAGACCTTGGTCGGGTAATTCAATATAAGTGCTACCATCTGTAGTGCTCTCCCAACGATCACTAGTTTCATTCCAGCGGAATACAACATCTGCGCCTGCACCACGTTTTACAACAAGATTTGCATGGTCACTGGCGCCGGGAGTAGAATCATCTTGATTAAAATAGATGTTTAGGCCATTGGTTCCAATGCTGGTATCAGCCACCAGTGCACGATTCATTTCAAATTGTGTAGTGCTGTTATTCCATTTTAGTGTAGGATCTGTGGTGCCATTAGTGTAGAATGTAATGGTGCTGGTGGCAGCGGCATTGCCATTATTCAATACAATACTATCGCCATCAATATAGACATCGCCTGAATTCTCTACATATAAATTACCATTAATGATACCATCGCCATTAACAAATAGTTTATTACTGAATTCAAAGCGTGTGTCTGTCTTATCCCATTGCAGTGTTTCTATGCCTGTTGTTGGCTTGTAAAAATTAATCACTGCATTGTCGTCGCTGGCGTCACGGTTAATATTGATATTGCCTTCTGCGCCAATATTACCTTCTACTCTAATAGCATCTGTTAAGCGGAAAGCAACATCACCTACGTCCCAACGCAATTGTTTGTCTGTTTTGCTGCCAGTTGTGCCAAAATATACTGTTACATCAGCATTGGTTTGGTCTTCATTTAATTGTAAATCACCATTGGCTTGCAAATCGCCATAAGTTTTGAATGTGTGGCTTGCATCAATATGCACGCCTACTTCGTCCCATTTTATATAATGAGTATTGCTCTTTAGATACAAATAGCTGTCTACTGCTGTGCCATCTGCATTGATAGTGATGCTGTCACCATCAACAGCCAAGGTGCCACTGGCATATACATTATCACTGAATTCAAATCTATTATCAGTCTTGTCCCACTGTAATGTTTCTATACCACTAGTTGGTTTATAGAAGTTAATTACAGCATTGTCATCACTGGCATCACGATTAACAGCAATGCTGCCTTCAGCACCAATATTACCTGCTACACGCAGATCATCACTGAATCTAAACGCAGCAAGACTGGTATCCCAACGAAGTTCTTTGTCTGTTAGACTGCTGCTAGTGCCAAAATATACAACGGCATTGGCAGCAGTTTGGTCAGCGTTTAGATATAAATTTACATCTGTAGCTAGATGCTGATTAAACCTCCACCAATCGCTGGCATTCTCCCAGAGAATTGTTTTATTACTATCGCCTCTTAGTGTAATACCACCGCCATCTGCCAGCGTGTCGCTAGGACTGGCTGTGCTAGCCAATTCAATATTTTTATCATCTACTGTTAGTGTTGTGCTATTGATAGTAGTAGTTGTGCCATTAACAGTTAGGTCACCTGCTATAGTGACATTTGCACCATTCATAGTGATTGCAGTTGTGCCACCACTTGATTTGATATCATTGCCACTTACTTGAATATCACCTGCAAAAGTCACCTGTGCTGCCGCACCTGCGGCCATGGTAATTAAAATGTCGTCTGTGCTGTTCTTAATGTCATTGCCACGCACACGCAGGTCACCACGAATATCAGTAACCACGGTGCTACTGGTCATTGCTGTTTGATAAGTGCTGTCATTGATACTGGTGTTTAGACTGAATTCTGGTGCCGCGGCGTCATATGCTACGTTCAAAGTGGCATATTCTGTGGTAGCCTGACTGTTGCTGTCTACTTCAAATCTAATGCCTGTGCCATCACCAGCTGTAAATGTGCCAGTGCCATAATTTTTTCTTAATACGATAGCAGCATTAACACCAGCACTGGTATTATTGAATTGGAATACTGGTCTGTTATTGGCATCGCCTGTCTGTATGACATTTTCGTTTACCCAATCAGTGCCGTTATAGAATAGAAGGTCGCCCTGCGCAGGGGTAGTTATAATGACATCACTTAGGTCATCCAGCCCCTGGGTATTGCCAGGAATACCGCCCACTGTGGTGCCATCACCGATCCAAAGAGCAGCTACGTTAGAGCCTACTGGAACACCTGCTGCTGTAGTAGGTGTTTTTGCAAATGTCAGTGTTAATGCACTGCCTGTGGTTAAGTCTACTGCTGATCCGCCACTGCTAGTGCTGACCTTGCAGGCAGTTGTGGTTAAACCAGCACTAATAACAAAGTAACTGGTGCCATTGGTCAGGCCCAATTGTGTGCTGCTTTGGAATAGGATCTGATCTCCTACACTTAGTCCATGTGCTGCACTAAAAGTTATAGTATCTGTTGTGCCATCAATGCTGGTGCCTGTAATCTGGACAAGTTCCCAGTCTGTGACAAAAATCAATTCGCCTTCTGCAGGAGTAATCTGCAGGCGTTCTTTGTTAGTTCCTCTACGTAGTTGTAAAGCCATCTTAAAATCCTTTTAACTGTTACCTGGATCGTCTTGCCAGATGAATGCTTCAATGTCGGTTGATGCAGTTACGCTATTTTCACTGTAAGGCAGTGAGGGATCTATGACACCATTAATAACAGGTCTAGTCTTACCTAAATCTAATTGATAAGGACTTGTTGCAGTGGCCAGTGATCCAAAATCTATCTGTGTCATTGTTTTCCATAGCCAGAAACCATTGTTTGGTATCACAACCTTACCAAAGTCCAGTTTCAATATGGCGTTCTTTATATTTAATACTTCCTGACTGCCCGCTCCGGGATCGGGTTCCCATTCTGTGCCTGGTAGTATGGGTGTTACCACATCCACATCAGTGAAATCACTATAAACACCTCTACTGCCCATGCGAACTTTGATATAATATTGTTTGCCTGGCTGATTAGCAGGTAATTCAGTTATAACAATATCATGTGTGCTACCGCCTTCATAGATAGGCTGGTCACCAGGAGCATAATGACTCTTAAGATATATGAAAGAGCTGGTAGGAGGATTACTGCCTATGTCATATTCTGCATACCATACTTGTATTTCGTCATAGGGACCACCTGTTGTAGGCACAACCACGCGAACAGTAAAGTTGGGCACACTACCACCTGGATTTGGGTTAACAATGTTAACATCGTCATTATTTGGTGGGCGTAGGTTGCTACTAGATACTAGAGGTGCAATACCAATATTGGCGCTGGTGGTAAATTCCTGAATGTTTTCTACTGTATAGACATCATAGTTATATTCTAGTGCTGTGATATCTGCTACTAGACTGCCATCTTCTCGTTCTACTTCTTTAACACGAGTTACGCGGAATAGTTTAGGACCCCAGCCATAGGGATAATAACTATCTTCAGCTGTGCCAGTGTATACCTTGATGACGTCGCCTGCCAGGGCCTGAATACCATAATGGCTGGCAGTAAATTGTATCACTAGGTCATCACGACTTTGTTTTAGTTCAATATTACTCAATAATTCTGCTTGCACATTGTTATTGGTCATGTCTAGACCCATTCTCAATGTGTTGTCAGGCTCATTGGGATTTCTGTTGGCATCTGGTATTGATATGCGATTGTAGGCACGCTGGTCTCTGTTATATTTGTCAAAATATTCTGCTTCTGACTTATTATATAAATCATCCAGCCTAGTGCTGCTCAGTGTTATACCACTTAGCATGTTATCATCATTGAATACTAATAATCCAGTATTCTCTGTGTTCATGTCCCGAGTGGTTACAGTGGTGCTTAGACTTACCTGATAACGACCCAACTGTCCTGTAGTTTCTGTGCTCAGTAATGGTGTCACCTGACTTTCAATAGTAACTGTGCTGGGCACACCAGTCCAGGTTAATACTTGTCCTGCTTCTATGCGACCACCATAGCTCTTGGGTATATCAGTAAAATCACTAACTGTTAGTAGACCTTTACCTACAGCAGCACCATTTGATCCTGTGCCAGGAACAATACTGCCTTCAAAGGCCGCACTCACTGCCTTTTTAGGCACCACACTCCAGAGACCTGTAGTGGTGTTATAACTCATCCAGGCGCCGCCATTTTGTAGTATGATATCTATATTCTGCTTAACAGGATTGGCGCTGTCTAGAATACCATTAATTTCATAGCGTTTTTGTGTGCTAGTTACATTATCAATATCAGTATAACGAATTAATTCATCACAGAATGATTCATAGCTGCTGATGCCGGCGGTATCTAAGTCTGTTAGGCTAAGACCCACACCATAACGATCGCTCAGCATGTAATCACGCCAGACTAGTGCGGGATTTGTCAGTGTGTTTTCAATATCAAATGTTATAGTAGGTAAACCAGTAAAACCTTTATCCTGGTCATATTCTACACGCACCACAGCAAATACCAGTCCCTGATAGCCATGCTTGCCGCCATATTCGGCATTATTCCAGAATGCACGACTACTGCTATCACTGGGCCACATGTCGTAGGCATTGACTTTGTTATTGGCGGGGAATATCTGCTGTGCACTTTCACTATTACCAGCGTAGATACGCACCTGCACTTTGCCATCAAAGTTGGTGTCAGTAAAGTCTTCCAGACCAGGATTTAGTGGATCAGGTGTATCTTCCACATATTTTTTGCCACTTAACGTAATATGACTGTCTGTGCCAGCCTTGAACACTAGACGCATGTCATTCCAGTAGATATTATTAACAGTATAGGCTACACCAGCAGTATCTACATGTTCACTGAGCACAATACTATAATACATGACGTTATTGGTCTTGCTGTCTGTGCTGATTAATCTAGCATCTGTGATAATGCCATTCATAAAGGCACGACCATATACTATGGGTATTTTATTATTGGTGGCAGGTGGTATCTGTATTCTACCACCCTGATTGGTAACTGCACTGTTGGCACCCTTATTAGGATTGCCGTTAATCAATCTGCTGGCTAGATAACTGACACCAATGGTAGTAATTGTGGCTATAGCAGCAAAACCAAAAGCACCTGCGGCTAAGGCAGCACCCACAGTGGCAAATGTTGCTCCTGTAATGGCGCCTGCTACTGCTATACCAATCGCGGTAAATGCTGGCATGTGTTAATCCTTCAAATATAACTTTTCAGTTAATCTAAAACCTCTTGATTCTAAATCATAATCCTCTGTAGTAGTCATGCGAGTAGTTAGATAACCATCAATAACACCCTGTTGCATGAGTTCCTCAGCACATTCACAAAACTTAATGAACAATCTACCTGCGCCCAGTGATCTGCGATATTCCTCACGCACATACCAGGCCATTTCACGCAGACTGTGTTTGCTAGGGATCCAGATATTCTGTTCTTTTACAGCCACTAGAAAACCCACTGCAACTTCTTTGTTAAACAAGATCCAGATATAACCCTGATGCAGAATAGCAAACACCAGACGACGAATGTGATCGCGGTCAATATCCACTGTGTGTTTGTTATAACTGGTATCGGACAAAAACTCTACAAGGAGATCCGAGACTAGATTCAAATCACTTCTTGTGGCTAATCTTATCATTATGGTTGCTCCGTTGGGCCAATGTCGCCGCCTGTTTGACCATTGCCTGTGCCACCTGTGCCACTAGGTCCATTAGGTGTGCTGGCAGTTGTTCCCTTATAAGGACGGCCAAAGTCAAAGTTTGCATTATACAATGCTTGAACACGATCCATGGTGGGATCTGTCTGTATGGTGTTTACATTGATATAACTATTTTCTGTAGGGTTTGCAAATAGACTTTGATAGTCCTGTTGGTTGGTTCTTCTACCACTGATCTTATTTTCCAGCCAGCCCATTAGACTGCTGCAAATAATTGTAATGGTATGATTAACTGCACCACTGCTGGCACTTACTTCAACATCTTCTTGCACAGCATAGTTATTGATGATGCCACTAAATCTCTTTTTTACCTGTGCAGTAGGTGATGTGATTAGTTCATTGGTTGTGTTATCAAAGAAAGCACGATAAACATTTACACTACCGCCCTTGATGGGAGTATCTACCACTAGATCCAGATAATCTGCGGGAAAAGCACTGAGACTTATTTGTATCTCATCATTGCTGTTTTGAATATTGCTCTGTATTTCACTGATGTTGAGATAACCTGCTAGACCAGTATAGGTATTGCCATTATACACCAGATTACCATAGCATGTGCTCAAATAATAAGTGGTGTTGTTTAGCGTTAGATCCAGTAATATGCCATGCTGAATATGGCGTTCGGTATCCACTGCCTCAATAGTTTGACTCATAGAATCTCCTCAACCAATTCAAAGTTACCAGTGAATTCTACAAATTGACCACTTACCAGTCTGTATGTAGGTAGTGCAGTCACCATGACAGTGAATACACAACTAGTGCCCACTTTGATATTGCTGGGATTCAGTGTATAACCTGTCTGTGGCATAAAACTTCTATGCACAGTGACTGTTCTATTGGCACTGCCATTGCCTATTAGGTTTTGTGTGACAACAAAAGGATAACGATAACTGGTAGCACCACTGATGGGCTGTATGTAATCACCCTTAAGGAAAATATTACCTGCTAGTGGACAATTGGCTAGACTTATTGTGCTGCCTGTCATGCCTGTTATGGTAATATTAGTCAATGTGCCGCCGCCACCGGTTGTGCCGCCAGGCGCCGCTCCTTGGTAACCAACAGTCCATGCTGCACCGCTGACTGCTCCCAATTGTATGCCGTGGCTGGTATTTCTATCATTGGTCATAAGATCTTCAATGATACTTCTTGCTTCACTAAAACGCCATATGGGTTTAGGCACAATGACCATTCTAAAAGGGTTGGCCCAGTTGCGTGTGGCAGTCAATATTCTACCACTGCGGCTAATTGTCTGTCCCACCAGTTTACTGCGATTAATTTCTATGCTCTGCGCAGAATCAATAATACTCTGTAGGCTCATATCTTATCTCCTTGCTCTATTGGGTAATTGTCGTCTACCCTGCTCGGTAACTGCAAATATAAACTCTGGATCGCGAGCCACCAGAGCACGGAAACTGCTGGCGTCTACAGCACTGATAGTATAATTAACTATTGTTTGACCTTGGGGCTGTGCAGCTGCCAGTTGATTGTTAGGCACAATGTTGCCTGCATTTTTAGGCACAAATAATTCTGGGCCTTTCTCACCTACTAGGTATGGTGTGCCTGCTAGAACAGGACCACCTGCCGCGCGACCACCACCAAATAGACCACCAAATATACTACCAAATAGGCCACCGCCGCTGGCGCCAGCACCGCCAAATAAACTGAGTGCTAGCTGTCTTGCCTGTATGCGAACAAATTCTGCAATAATGCTATTGGCTAGATCTTTGAAACTTAATTTACCTGTTTGCACGAAACGCACAATGGCATCTTCAAAACCTCTAGTGAATGTCTCAAAATATGTGCGGGCCTGATTGGCAGCATTTAGTGCATCTTCAGAATACTTGTTAAAGGCAGTTTCCCAACCAAATTCAAAACTATCTCTAAGAGCTTGATCTTCTTCAACTGCCTTCTTCTTGGCAGCAGTCAATCTAGTATAGCCTGAATTGGCATCGTCTATTTCTTTCTGTCTAGCCTGTCTCAATTCTTCACTTAGACGTTTCTCATCGCCATAACGATCGCTAATTTCGCGCAGTTTGGCCTGTAATGCATTTCTGCCTTCAATTTCCACATTGATTCTACGACGAGCACTTTCTCCTATAGCACGATCCAGATTTAATTGGTCACGCACACCAGCTGAAAAGTCTTCGCCCTGTCGTTGTAGATCTCTAGCGAATGCCAGTGCTCTAAATTTAGCCGCTGCCTCGTCCAGTGCTGCTGCCTGCTGTTGCAGTGCTGCGATTTCTGTTTCTGTCTTACGAGCAAATACTTCTGGATTGGCTGCTTTTAACTGTTCTAGTTTTTGTAGTTCTGTAAATTGCACACCCAATAAATTTGTTTCTAAATCAATTAGACGTGCGGCAGTTTCTCTAGCAGTTTTCTCAACATTTAATGTGCTGGTAAGTTTATCACGCTCAACAGCCTGTTGACGCAGTTGGTCAATTTCTGCTTGAGTTCTACTCTTAAATTCTTCACCACGCAACGCTTGATTGAACTTTTCCTGTTCTGTTAAACTATAACCTAGTAATGTAGCACGTAGATTTTCTAGTTCATTAATCTGTGTCAATGTGCCAATTCGAATACGCTCAACTGCTGCGGCTTCCTGTTGTTTCTTGGTAAAACCTTCAACGACATCCTGCGCTACGGCAGTTTCATTCCATAATCTGCGAATAGTTGTATTGATTGCTTCAATCTTGGCAGCGGCTGTTGGATCAGTATCCAGTTCCAGTCTTAGACGATTCTGTTCACGCTGTAGATCCTGAATGATACCGCGTTGACGATTCAATATTTCTTCACGTGCCTTAAGAACTTCTACTTCCTGTTCTGTTTTACCAATCAGACTGGTTTCAAAAGAAATTCTTTGCACAATGGCCCTGTTGGCATCTTCATACTTGTCAACGACTTCTTGCTGCGTATTCTTAAATTTTTCTAGGTCCGTTTGCACTTGACGCAGGCGTTCACCTTCACGCTTTCTTGCATCTTCTGCTTCTTTGAGAGCCTTGGCTTTTTCCTGCAGACGTTTGATTTCTGCTTCATTGGCTCTTTGTGCGCTAGGGCTTGGAGCCATGCCCAATTTTTCACCTAATTTATCCAATGCATTGGCCAAGGCCGGCGCTTTGCTACGAACAAAATCTTCTAGACCACCTGCTAGTGAATCAAACCAACCTTTTAGATCTCTTCCGGTTAATACCTGTAGTGCGCCATCAACTAGATAGAAACCTGCTACCACTTGGCCAATTATTGGAAGCAACCTAACAAATCCACCTAGTAGGCCACTGATTGCACCACCAATACCGCCCAGGGCGCCAGATAGATATGCGCCGCGCTCGCCTAACTTACCGAATAATGTGCCTAGTCGTTCTGTCAGTGGTAGATCCTTGCTGAACATTGGTGTGCCACGACGGAAGCGGTCGATATAACCATAGGCAATTTCTGCTGTTCTACCCAAACTACCAAATGCTGT